TCTGGCTAAAGCATCTGGTTTACTCGACACTCCTGATGATGGACAAAAGCCGTCTGTTATCGGTGTAACCATCCAATCACCTGACGTACAAGATGTCTGATCAAATCGCTGGTATCAATATTGACTTGCGGTCTTCACCGACTGCATTTAAGTTCTTGCAAGACAAGTCCTTTGTCACTGGACTTATGGGGCCAGTAGGTTCTGGCAAGTCCTATGTCTGTGCCGCCAAGATAATGATTCGTGCTGTCCAGCAAAGACCATCCCCTGTGGACGGCATCAGGTACAGCCGCTTTGTCATTGTGCGTAACAGCTACCCTGAACTGAAGACCACCACGCTCAAGACTTGGGCAGATCTTTTTCCTGAGAATGTATATGGCCCAATCCTGCATACGCCACCAATTACGCATCACATTAAGTTACCACCCAGAGGTGATGCAGCAGGGATTGATTGTGAAGTTATATTTTTGGCTCTTGACCAGCCTAAAGATGTCCGTAAATTGCTTTCGCTTGAACTCACAGGTGCTTGGGTTAACGAAGCCAAAGAATTACCAAAAGCAGTCATTGACGGCCTTACCCATCGAGTTGGACGTTATCCTACAAAAAGAGATGGTGGAGCCACATGGCATGGAATATGGATGGACACTAACCCAATGGATGATGACCATTGGTGGCATAGACTTGCCGAAAAAGAACCCATCACAGGAAAGTACGCATGGAAGTTCTTCAAACAGCCAGGCGGGGTAATCGAAGTCTCATCTGATGAGCTACCTGAAAACCCTGAAGCCAATGACCATATCTTTGCGTCTGCCAAGTGGTGGAAGATCAATCCCAAGGCTGAGAACATCAAGAATCTACCCCCTGGCTACTATCTCCAGCAGTTGGCAGGGAAAACCCTAGACTGGATCCGCTGTTATGCCGAGGGCAAATACACTTTTGTGCAGGACGGCAAATCCGTTTGGCCTGAGTATGACGATAACATCATGGCGGCTGACCTAGAACCAGACCCTAATCACCCAATTCAGATAGGACTTGACTTTGGTTTGACCCCTGCTGCCGTCTTTGGACAGCGAATGCCCAATGGACAATGGCGTGTTTTGCATGAAATCGTGACTTTTGACATGGGACTGGAGCGTTTTGGTCAGACTCTTATGGCTGAATTGCAGACAAGGTTCCCAAAATACGAGGTTCGCATCTGGGGTGACCCTGCTGGTATGCAACGAGATGCTATCTATGAGACAACTGCCTTTGAATATCTGCGCTCACTGGGACTCAGGGCAGAACCTACGGCAACCAATGACTTTAAAGCTCGTAGGGAAGCCGCCGCCGCTCCCATGAATCGCATGGTTTCAGGCAAGCCAGGCCTGTTGGTCAACAAATCTTGCAAGTTATTGCGTAAATCCCTGTCTGGTGGCTACCATTTCAAGCGAATTGCTGTCGGTGCTGGGCATGAACGGTTCCGAGATAGCCCAAATAAGAATGAGCATAGCCACGTTGGTGACGCTTTTGGCTACCTGATGACTGGTGGCGGTGAATATCGCCAGTTGACAAGGGGATCACGTTCATCTACTGGACAAATCTTCATGGCTCAAACCCTAACCAGTAACGATTTTGATGTCTTTGCTTGAAATCATTGAATACCTGCCTAAAAATTCACCGCTGACTTGGGTTCCATTCAATACTGGTCATGTGATGACCATGAATCTAGACAACTCTGTACTTGAAACTGTATCTAGAGTCGTGCCTTTAGAGGTTATGCTGGAAAACCAAGCCACCCATGGTCATGCTATCACCGTGATACTACATGGTAAGCCAACAGCAGTATTTGGCACTGTTTCCATTTGGGATGGGGTCGGTGAAATGTGGATGCTATGCGAAGAACGCTTTAGAAAATATGGGAAATCCATGACTCGTGCCGCACTTGCATACATTGATTGCACAGTGATAGCAGGAAACTTGCATCGTCTTCAAATAACAGTAAGATGCGCTGACTTGAGGTCAGTGCGCTGGGCAATGGCGCTTGGATTTGAGATAGACGGCACGATGAAGCGATATGGCCCAGATCAATCAGACTATTACATGATGTCAAAAACGTAAGGAGAAACAAATGGCGGCAGCAGTTCCATATATTTTGGCGGGGGCAGCAGCGGTGGGTACAAAAGTTGCTCTTGATACAAGAAAATCCCAGAAACGTGCTGAAGAAGCTCAAGAAAGGAATTTTGCAGAACAAAAACAAACCCTTTCAAAGCAAGAAGCAGTTCAAGTTAAGCAACAAAGTGAACTTGCTCAAGAAGCACAAACACGAGCAAGAGCAAAACGAAGTGGTGGTTTGCGCTCTTTGCTGTCTGGATCTGAATTAGGTTTGTCAGGTGGCGATACGACAACAACCAAACTTGGTGGAGGTATGTGATGCCAGGCCATTATGAAAAAGAGAAGATGCAATCCAAAGTCAAAAAAGTGATGAAGGAATATTCTTCTGGAAAACTTAAATCATCCAGCGGTCAAAAAGTTACAAGCCGTAAGCAAGCTATTGCCATTGGCATGAGCGAAGCCGAGGCAATGAAAAAGAAGAAGTAAATGCCAATCACCGTTCAGCGAGAGTCAGAGAATACCAAGTCTAGGCTGGTAACGCTGACTCATAAAAACAACGCTGGCGATCAAGTGATCTCTGGCGCTGATGCTCCTGTCATTATGGTTGATGTGAACCATCAGCGTAACCATGATGGTCGTGGTTATTTTGCGTACAAGATTGCACCTGACTCAGCACCATTGGCTTCTGGTGCAAGCATTAACATTGTGTTGGCTTCTCCATCTGGTGTGTTTCCTCATGTAACTGTTCATGGAGTGTGTTTGGGAGATGCTGAGTTGCACATATATGAGGGTGCATCTACAACTGGTGGCACAGCATTCACGCCAATCAACCGTAACCGTAACTATGCCGTGAGCAATGTAAGCGAAGTTGCTATGGTGATTAACCCAACAGTGACATCTGTTGGTACTGAGATTGATGCACAGATTATCCCTGGCGGGACTGGCAAAAAGTCTAGTGGTGGTGCAGCTGGGTCATTGGAATATGTACTAAAGCCATTAACCAACTACCTGTTCAGATTAACTAACGTCAATGGATCGGCACACGCCGCATCTTTACAACTGGAGTGGTACGAATGAGTATGAATAAAAAAATCTGGAACAAGGCTAGACCAAAGAGTCTTGGCGAATCAAAGCCACTCTCATCTGCTGAAAAGGCATCAGCAAAAGAGAGCGCCAAGAAAGCAGGCCGCCCATACCCGAACTTGATTGACAACATGAATGCGGCAAAAAAGAAATGAGCAAGTACAAAGATCCTGAAGGCGGTCTGACTGAAGCTGGTAGGCGTAAATTTGAACGCTCTGGCGAAAGCAAAGACTTAAAGCCAGGTGTCAAAGCATCAAATCCAAAAGGACAAGATGCTAGACGCAAGGGATCTTTTTTGACTAGATTTTTTACGAACCCAAGTGGCCCTCTTGTTGACGATAAAGGCAAGCCAACAAGGTTGGCGCTCTCAGCAAATGCATGGGGTGAACCAGTACCTCGTACATCTGCCGCCGCCGCCAGATTAGCAGCCAAAGGTAGAGCAATCCTTAAAAGATACCAAGCAAATAAGAAAGACTGATATGGCAAAAATGACTGTTGAGCAGATCTTACAAAGACACAAGATCGCCAAGAACAAGAAGGAAGACTTCCGTAGCTTGTACGAAGATGCTATGGAGTTTGCCTTGCCACAGCGCAATCTGTATGGTGGTGAATACGAGGGTCGTGTTGGCGGCAAGAAGAAGATGTCACGAGTCTTTGACTCTACTGCCATCAACTCTACCCAGCGGTTTGCCAATCGTCTTCAGTCTGGAATCTTCCCGCCTCAGCGTAAATGGTGTCGTTTGGAGCCAGGCACGGACATTCCAATGGAGCGCAAAGATGAAGCTCAACGAGCCTTGGATCTGTACAACGACAAGCTGTTTGCTGTCCTGAAGCAGTCCAACTTTGACATTGCCATGGGTGAGTTCTTGCTGGACTTGTCTGTTGGCACTGCTGTCATGCTGGTTCAAAAGGGTGACGCTGTATCTCCAATTAACTTTATTCCTGTACCACAGTACTTGGTCAGCTTTGAAGAAGGCGCAAATGGGCAGGTAGACAATGTCTATCGCAATATGCGGATCAAGGGTGAATCCATTCAGATGCAATGGAAAGATGCCAAGCTTTCAGAAGATCTGCAAAAGCGCATCTCTGACAAGCCCACAGAAGACATTGATCTGATTGAAGCCACCGTCTACAACATTGACCGTGGTGACTTTGGCTACTACGTCATTGACGAGAAGAGCAAGAGCGAGATCGTCTACCGTAAGCTGAAGTCAAGCCCATGGGTGGTCAGTCGATACATGAAGGTGGCTGGTGAGATCTATGGTCGTGGGCCAGTGCTGACTGCATTGCCAGATATCAAGACGTTGAACAAGACCAAGGAACTGCTACTCAAGAATGCCAGCCTTGCAATCACTGGTGTATATACAGCGGCAGACGATGGGGTGTTGAATCCAGCAACCATCAAGATAACGCCTGGAGCCATCATCCCTGTTGCTCGCAATGGTGGCCCACAAGGTGAGGCACTCAAACCTTTGCCTCGTGCTGGCGACTTCAACGTAAGCCAGATTGTGATCAACGATTTGGTGCAGGCTATCAAGCGCACATTGCTGGATGAGTCGTTGCCACCAGACAACATGAGCGCACGATCTGCCACTGAGGTTGTAGAGCGCATGAAGGAACTGGCTCAGAACTTGGGTTCAGCCTTTGGTCGATTGATTAATGAAACCATGATTCCTTTGGTTACCAAGATCTTAGAAGTGATGGATGACGATGGCATTATTAACCTGCCTTTGCGTGTCAATGGCTTGGAAGTCAAGGTTAGCCCAGTCAGCCCATTGGCTATGGCTCAGAATCTGGACGAGATCAACAACATCATCCAGTTCATGCAGATTGCTCAAGGACTTGGCCCAGAGGGTCAATTGGCAATCAAGCCAGGGGCGGCTATTGACTACATCGCTGACAAGCTTGGTGTACCAGCCAGCGTTAGATCTAATGACCAAGAGCGTAAAGCTCAGATGCAACAGATCCAGCAAGCGGCTATGCAAGCGCAGGCAGCACAACAGCAACAGGGTGCATTACCAGCGCCAGCGCCTGAAGGTATGCCTGTATGAGTTGGGAAGACTTAGAGACAGCGCCAGCTTACGAGCCTGAACAGACTGGCGTTGATTTAAACCTACAGATGGCACGGACATTTGCCACTGATGAGGGAAAGATGGTGTTGGCTTGGTTGAGGGATTTCTATCTTGAACAACCTTGTTGGCAACCTGGTGCGGATCAGTCGATGGGTGCGTTCCGAGAGGGACAAAACAGCGTGATCCGTGATATTGAAAACCGCATTAGAAAGGCAAGAAACAATGAGCGAAGCAAATGACAACCCTGGCCTGCTACAAGCTGCCGCAGCCGAAGAAGCGCCAGCAGAGCAGATAACCGAGGGCCAAGAGCAGAGCATTTCCCATGTTCAGGGTCAAGAACAAGACGATGATCCATTAGAGCGTCCAGACTTTTGGCCTGAGAAGTTCTGGAACAAAGACAAGGCTGAACCTGATCTTGAGGGTATCAGCAAGTCCTATGTGGAGTTAGAGAAGAAGTTCCGCTCAGGATCTCATAAACCCCCAGAGGATGGTAAATACGACCTAGAAGCCGCTGGTTTAGCAGAGGATGATCCACTTGCACAAGCCTACACAGGCTGGGCGCAGAAGTACGGCATCTCACAACAAGCCTTTGAGGATCTTGCCAAAGAAGTATCTAGTATGTCTCTTAACCAGCAGGACTCTATGAGACAGTCCATGGAGCAGGAGTTGGAAGCACTTGGCCCCAATGCCAAGGCGATCATCTCTAACATGGCTGCGTGGGGTCGTGGCATGGTTAACAAGGGTATCTGGAGCAATGACGAGTTCAATGTGTTTACCAAGTGGGGAGATACCGCTACTGGCATCAAAGCACTGTCTAAACTGCGTGAGACTTACGAGGGTAGAGTTCCATTGGAAACACTTAAAGGTGACAATGAAGGCTCTGTATCCAAAGAAGAATTGGATTCTATGGTTGCAGATCCCAAGTACAAGAAGGATCCAGCCTTTAGAGCTAAGGTTGAAAAGCTCTTTGAGAAGATGTATAACTAAGGGGTTGGCAAGCAGTTGCTAACATCTCCAAGATAGAGTTTAGCCCCTACTTGCGTGGGGGCTTTTTTCGTCTATACTGATTGCGTTGTCGTTGCACACAACAGGTTTGAAAGCCGTTTACTCATGCGTATTGCCTTTGGGGATTCTTAAAGGGTGCAACCAATATGCAGTAGTAAGCGGCTTTTTTATTTGTGCATTGATTTCCGTACTCCAGACGATACTAATGGGTCTGCATGGACTGCTTGGAAGAGAACACAGGGCTTGGATACACCCCCAAGATAACCCTACTAGCCTGTTAGCGAGGGACTAGGGTAAACACTGATACATGGGTGGGACAAGTCAGTGTTGGATGAATCGCTGCCTCAAGGGTTTACTGGGATGGTTGGTTTTAAGGGGGAGTTATTAGATTAACTACCCTTTAAAGCATGACCCTCTGGGTAGGGCTGGATAGCATTGGCTACCACCCTTGGGTAAACTATGCTTAAAAATAGTTGACAATGCTTAGAAAATGTGTTCTATAATGTGATTATGGACAACCGTAAGGCCCATGACAGCAGTAGTCTGCTCCCTGGTGTGGGGGTAACGCACAAGTCTAGGCCCAGAATTCTTCTGGACAACCGTTGGCGATAAGTTTTTTCATCAACCGTTTCTAGGAGAAACAAATGTCAATTAGCATTTCTAATGCATTTGTCACGTTGTTCGATGCGGAAGTTAAACAGGCATATCAAGCTGATGCTGTCCTGCGTAACACTGTCCGTCTTCGTACTGGTGTCACTGCGTCCACTCACAAGTTCCCCAAAATTGGTGCTGGTGTTGCACAAGTCCGAGTTCCTCAGACTGATGTAACTCCTTTGAATGTGACCTACTCTCAGGCCACAGTCACACTGACCGACTACATTGCTGCTGAATACAGCGATATCTTCAACCAAGCTAAAGTTAACTTTGACGAGCGCCAAGAGTTGGTGCAAGTTGTTGCTAAAGCTATTGGTCGCCGTTCTGATCAGATGATCATTGACGCATTGGCAGCATCAAGCACCAGCTTGACAGTTGCTACTAGCATCGGTGGCGCTGGTACTAACATGAACATGGCTAAATTGCGTGAAGCTGCTCGTTTGATGAACACTGCAAACGTACCCGCAGAAGACCGCTACATCCTGATTCACGCTTCACAATTGTCTAGCCTCTTGTCTGAGACTGCTGTCACAAGTTCTGACTTCAACAGCGTTAAAGCATTAGTGCAAGGTGATATTACATCTTTCATGGGTTTCAACTTTATCACTATCGGTGATCGCTCTGAAGGCGGTTTAATCGGCGGTGGTTCAGGTTCTACCCGCAAGGTGTATGCTTACCACAAAATGGCAATCGGCATGGCTGAGGGCATGGCAATCCGCAGTGAGATCAACTACATCCCTGAGAAAACCTCTTGGTTAGTTAGCTCAATGTTCAGTGCTGGCGCTGTCGCTATCGATGCTGGTGGTTGTGTTGACATCACTTGTACAGAATAAGGAGAACACATCATGGCATTCTCAGTAACAGGTTTTAGCACTATTGGTGGTCAGTCAAAATCTGGCAACGCCCCAGCTATTTATAGCTATGCTTCCGCTGACGCTCAATCAGTAATTCGTGTCTCTGGCTACTTCAACGCTGTTTCTTCAGTGTTGAAAGTTGGCGACATCGTTTTCTGCTACAGCGCCACTGGTGGTACTCCTGTAATGTCCACAGCTTATGTGGTCAGCAACGCTTCTGGCGTGGTTGACATCACTGACGGCGTGACCATTACCGCAACCGATACTGATTAATCCCAGTATTAAATGGATCGGCCTGCTACTGGATAACTGGTGGCAGGCCATTCTTACATCTGAGGTGACAAATGGCTGCTGGTGATACCGACATTCGTATTTGCTCTGATGCCCTGCTTCTGCTGGGTGCAAAGTCGATCTCGTCATTTAACGAGGGAACTACAGCTTCCAATACTTGTGACCGCTTGTATCCTGGCGTAAAGAATTCAACACTGCAAGCCTATCCATGGTCTTTCAGTTTTAAGAAGGTAGCGTTGGCTCAAACGATCAACACACCTGTCAACGAATACAAATACGAATACCAACTGCCGTCTGACCGTTTAGGTGCAATTAGACGAGCATTCAGTAGCACAGCCATTGGAGCGTTTACCTTTACAGATTGGACAATCCAAGGTGATAAGCTGTTGACAAACTCTGAACAAGTTGTGATTGACTATCAGTTCTTGCCAACAGAATCTCAGATGCCGTCTTACTTTGTGCAATTGCTTAAGTACATGATGTCATGGCACTTAGCTGACCCTATTACAGATCAGATCTCAAAGACTCAATACTGGCAACAGGTTGCTGTTGGCTCGCCTGGCGAAAACAACCGTGGTGGTTACTTCCGCACAGCTATGGTAATTGATGGTCAAGGAAACACAACTCAGGCATTTGAAGACTTTAGCTTGATTGCAGTGAGAAACTGATGACAAGAATTGTCTCAATGCAAACCAACTTTAGTAGCGGTGAGCTTGATCCGCTGTTAAGGGCTAGGGTTGACCTTGAGCAATACAAGAATGGTGCTGAGATC